GGTTCGGAACCTCCATGTCGGCCTCGATCGGGAACGGCCAAGTCAACGCCTCGACCATCTCGCCTGCCACCTTGTCCGAATGCTGGATAAAGATGCGCCGGTCGCCTTTCCGCACCCAATCCCACAGCGCCTTCTGGAGCGTCGCCGGATCGGTGAACTCGCCGTGAGCGTCCTCGACGTCAGGGACGTACACCGGGCCGAGCGTGTACCGGTGCTCGGCCTGCTTCGCCAACGGCAACACCCCCGACATCGCGTTGTGTACCAGTTCCAACTTGTCGTCTACGTCGCCGAGCAGATACGGAGCAGCGACACCACGCGACTCCAACTCCTCCTCGATCAGATTGTGGACGATGACATGCGGCTCCTCGACCCGGCTCATCGCGTGGATGCGGTCATGGTCGGCGGCGAGTTGCTGCGTCGATGACGCCGCGACCCGTTCCGTGCGGAACCGTTCGATCTGTTCCAGCCGGGTAGCCGCCTCCTCCGCTGAGGTGTAACAGCCGAACGCCCGCCCGGTCGTCGAGTAGACGCAGAACTGGCCGCCCTCCTCGCGGATGTCTTTGCGTTCCTCGATGAGCACCAGCGGAACCTCAGGCTCCATGACCTCCGTCATCAACTCCTGCTTGGCGTGGATGATCTCCATCAGCGGGGCGAGGAGCGGTTCGCACTCCGGGTGGTCGAGCATCTGCCGGTACGCCATCAACAGGTGAGTCATCGCGTCAGGGCCACCGGCTGTGTCGCCGTAGTCGTGGTCCTTGTATTCGTCGTCGTACCCGGCTTCCGCTTCAACACTGTCAGCGGCCTGCTTCTCCTCGTACCCGAGCCGTTCCATCATCGTCTCTTTCCGATCAGCCGCCGTATGGGTCACTCGCGTAGTCGACAACAACACCCGTGGTGCGTCGCCGCGTTCCTTGTCCGGCCAGACTTTCAGCCAAGCGTTCAGGACGCGACGCTTCACGCCGGGGAGATCATCAGACGGGATCTGTACCCGGTTGCCTCGGAAGCCGCCCGGCCCGAGCGCAGCGACAGCCATGCCGACCTGACGGCGCGTCTCTTTCAACTCTGGTGTCTCCCAGAGGCGTAGTTTCCAACCGGACGGCGTGTCCGCTTCCGGGGCGTAAGCGAACGCCGCAGCGGGGTACTCCAACCCGTCCTCGGTTTTGACCTCAGCCTTGATGACTTCGCCGTAGGCGTCGAGAAGGTCAGTCATGCGCCGGATGCTAACTCAACTGCCGCAGCCGTGTCACCGACGTCGAGTAAAGTGGGGTCATGGCTAAACCGCCTGATGTAGAGACGTCTCGTGAACTCGGTTCGCTAACCGGGTACCCGCCTCTGCTTTCTATGCCCCCGGAGGAGAAGGCCGCGTTTGTTATGCGTGTAGCAGCAGTCGGCATCAAGAACGCTGTCGGTAAGGATCGTGCCCTGCTCCGGCAGGCCCGCCGCAACCGGGCGAAGGTCGACGCCACGCTCTAACCCAAACCCAGCACCGACTCGATGGTCGCAGTCGGCGATTCAACAACACCCGTTGCTTCCATACTCTTTCTCCACTGGTACACGACGTCCTGCGCCTGCTCTCTCGTCATAACGTGATCGGCGAACACTACGGCGTCCCGGTTCAAGACAACGGTGTATCCGTAGTCGGCTTGGATGGCGTCGTAACCGAACAACGTCGCTGCCGCGCCTTCGTCGTCCACCATGCTCTTGATGTACCCGGACCTTGATTGGAGCGCCGCAACGTCATCAACGGACCCGACACCGAGCGCCTCGTCTAACAGGTCGCTCAGGAACTTGGCTACATCGTCTGACAAAACTTGCTCTACACCGCCCCAGCGGCCACCACTTTGTATCCCGTAACGCCGGGCTGCGTCCGCTATGGCGTCTACCTGTTCGCGTAGATACACAGTCATGCCGTCCCCGGTTAGAGCCTTCTCTAACGCCCGTGCGATCTCGTCGGCGGCTTCGGTGACCATCCGTACTGCACCTTGGATTTCCTGAATGCGGTCGTGGCTAACTACCCGTGAGTTGGCTTTCAAGACGCCCCGAGTGACCTGCCCTGTCTCACCGTTCGCATAACCGATAGCGGTATGAAGATGCTCCGCTAACTGTCGGGCCTCGTCCTCCCCGGCTACTAGCGCGTCAAAGTAGGTGCCATCCCCGAACATGCCTTTGCCGGGGTAGTAGTCGCCGTCGAGGAGTTCATCCATGTATTGAGCAGTCTCTTCGCCTCGGAACATGGTCGTGCCGCCCTGCTCTACGAGGTCGTCGAGTTGCGCGTTGGTGGCACGCATGGGCTTGTTGTCGAACCCTTGGACGCGACGGCCAGCCTTCAACCGGTTGTTCCGACCAGCGTGCGTTTGCCCACTCGGTATCCTCCCCGGACCGTACACCTCAGTCACGGCGTCGTTTTCCCACCTGAACTCTGCGGGTGCCCTAATGCCCTGCGCCGCTGCGTCGTCCGCTACCGCTGCGGCCATGCCTTCTATGTCGTCGACGAACGCGGCAGGCTGCGGCGTCTCCATCGTCGACGCCCCGGCAGGAGGCCGCTTCGCCGGACGAGCCGGTACAACCGGTTCCTCGTATGCGGCCTGCGGGCGGCTGGCAGGCGCAGACGGGACAGGCACCGACGGCGACGGCGGCGTCACCGGGATCGTCGGAGGCGGGATGAACCCCGGCGGCTTGAACGTCGTAGTCACCGACGGTTGCGTCTGGAACCCCGACGGGAACTGCCACACCATCGGGTTCTGCTGCGTGCCCGCCGGGAAGTTCGGGTCACCGGCACCGACCGCTTTCGGAGCCGACGACAACGTATGAGAGAAATCGAGGTCGCACCGGCAGTTCGGATGCGCCGGAGGGCCGTCACCGACACCGTGGAACGACTGGTCGAGCAGGATCGGTTTACCGAACCCGAGGTCCGAACACATGCTGCAAACGTCGGTCGCTCCAGTCACCCACTTCTTCCCAGCAGTCCTCGGGTCGGCCAGCCCGTCGTTGACTGCTTGGCGCATCGCTGAGAGTTGCCCCTGAACCTGAGCGCGTTTGATCTCCGTGCGGGAAATCATCCGGGCACGGGACCGACGCAGTTTGTTCGCGTACCGTTGTGAGTCCTTCTGGATCTTCGTGTACGCCGCCCGCCCGGTGACACCCTGCTTGCTGAGAGCGGTCGCCATGCTCTCGGCCCGGTGGTAGACGGCCCGTTCCCACGGGTGGGTCAACCCGGTTGCGTTGACGCCTCGGAACGTGGCGAGGTTCTGCGAAATCGAAGTGCGGGGTGACATCTCTTGGAGTACGTCGACGAGCGCCTTGGATGTCTGCTGGGCGGTCAACCCGGTCACGGTCCGGCCCGTCTGGAACGTCTGCTGCGCCGTGAACGACTCGCCGATCAGGTCACGGATCACCCGCTGCTGCTCCTCCAGCATGTTCGTCACCAACGTCCCCGACCGGAACTTCGCATAGTCGACCGACGCCGTATTCACACTGTCGAACGCTTCGACCCCTACCGCCGCCCACTCCGCTTTCGGACTACGACCAACCCGTACCCCGCCGACCGTCTGCGGGTTCGCTGTCGCCTTCGTAACCTTCCCGTCAGCGTCCGTTAGGCGCAGCGGGCTACCCCGCCGCCGCAACTGTTCGTTCATGCTGGCCCTGATCCGGTCCTGACCAAGCAACGCACCCTCGTTGAACGTCGGTTGAAGGATCTCAGCGATCCGGGTCACATACGGTTCCGCTACCTTCTGCGCTTCGACGAGGTACCGGCCCTCCGTCATCCGGCCCGTGATCCACGACTCCGGCGACGGCATCGCCGCGAACATCTCCTCCATGACCTGACCGACTGTGCGTTCCCGGCCACGCAGCACAGCGTCGCCGACAGGACGAAACTTCGGCTGATGGTTCGACCGGGCCTTGGCGACATCCCACGACAGCGGAATGTGCCTGATCCGGTTTGGTCTACCAACCCGGACACCGCCGGGCATCAGATCGACTCGGCTTCTTCCTGCGGCAACCCTGCGATGTCGCGGAGGTGCTCACCGAGGTTCTCGTCGGGCAGGATCGCACCGACACCGGCCAACTTGGAGACGTACTCGGCGATCGCTCCGATGTCGACCTGCCTCGGTGTCGAATAGTCGAGCGTCGGGTACAGCGACGGGTCGACACCGTTGAGGCGCATCAGCCTCGGGACAGCGTGCGTGTTGATGACATCGGCGATGCCAGCCACCCACGTTTCCAACGCATCGGCGAACAGTTGGATCTTCGACACGGACAAGGCTTGCGTGCCTACCTTGTCGTGCCCGAGGAGGATGAAGTCGGCGAGGGTCGACATGGCGATCCGGGCGTCGTACCGGGCGATGATCGCGTTCGTGTCGAACTGTCTGCGCCCACCGGTCGAGAGGAGTTTCAGGTCGTACGCCAACTGCTTGGTGTCCGGGTCGTAAGCCAGAGGGAACACGATGCCCTCCTGCTCGTCGCGTCGGATGTTCCTGACGATCCGTTTGATCTCACCAAGCGCCGCCGTCTCATTCGACGTTGCGTTGTCCGACAGGAGGTGCGGTGGGACGAGAGCGACGGGCATCCCGGCTAGGTCGCGCTCAATGCCGATCGCTTCGATCTCCTGAATGCGCTTCTGGAAGTACCACGGGACGAAAGCGTTGCGGAGGATCGACCGGCCCTGCGGGTTGTTGCGCTTCGTCGTCGTGCGAAACAGGAGACACTTCTCGATCGGGAGGAACACCTCGCCCGCACCGGACACGGTGTCCATCTGGTATGCGCCGTCGATCCCCCCGGCTTCGTCGAACTTCCATCGGGTGATCGTCGACTGGTCACGGATCGGCCACTTGCGCCACCCGTACCGGCCATCAGAGAACTTCGACTTCTCCGACGACTTCTTCTGCTCGGGGCCGAGCCGCCGCTTGTAGACGATCTCGTTGTACGAATAGCCGAACGTCAGCATCGACAGGATCGACGACAGCGTGTCCGGCCACGAATGGCTCATGTCGGTCATGCACTCCGACACGAACGTCGCTTCGTCTACGGCCCGCTGATCGTTCGGGTCGGACGGGGTGA